TTTTATATTTTACTATGTTTGTTTGCTATGCGTTTTTTCCTTTCTATCTTATATAATTTGGAGGTATAAAAATGAAAAATGAACTAACTGTCTTTCCCGCAATATTTACTTTTGACGGTAAATATTATAATGTTGATTTTATAGATTTAAAAGGTTGTTCAACTTTTGGAGACAGTATACAAAATGCTTATTTAATGGCTCAGGATGCTATGGGCTTATATTTAGACAATTTAACAAATTTTCCAAAACCAACCTTAGACATCTCTAAAATTATTTTACAAAAAAATCAATTTGTTTCATTTGTAAGCATTAATATGGATGAGTACCGAAAAAAATTTAATAATAAATCTATTAAAAAAACATTAACAATACCTGCATGGTTAAATTATTTATCTGAAAAAAATAATATTAATTTTTCACAAGTTTTACAAGAAGCATTAAAAGAAAGATTAGGTATTGACTAATTTTTAAAAATGTCATATAATATATATTAAAGAAAACGCATTTATTATCCTTGAAAAAGGAGATAAAAGGGGCTAGTACAAACTAGTCTCTTTTCAATTTAAAGAAAAAAGAGCTAGACTAGAAATTAATCTAATCTAGCTCTAATATTATAATTTAGTACAATAATTTAATGAAATCCACCCACTTGGAATTAATCCAAATCCATTTTGAACTTTAGTAACTGTTGTTACTACTCCATCCATTAGTATATTGATTCCCTAATCTTTTATTTTGGTATCTTGCATTTGCTGTTAATTGTTTATATCCTTTTACTTTGTATTTTGTACCAGGACCTGTGCGAACATTTAATATACTAGCATTTACTTTGTATTTTCCTGTAGTGTATTTTACACCAGAAATTGTTTTAACCGAATTTGAAGCTACAGCCATATAACTTGTTAGATAATTACTAGAAACCCATTTATTTGTTCCTATTCTACTCCAATTGCCATCTGTTTCATATACTGTTACTGCTATACCATTAGATAATCCTCCTACAATATATCCATTAGGCTTATTTCTTATATTTAATCCTATTTTAGCATTTACATATCTAGTATATGCTTGTGTTGTAACTGGACGTGTGTTGTTTACTTGTACATTTCCATCATGAGCAAATGCAAAGAATTTACTATAATTAGCATAGTTTCTAAAATTGTCTATACTACAATATACTGTATTTCCATCTACAGTTACTTTGCCTCTTCTTGTACTTGTTGAGAATTTGCCACTATATAAATATGGATCATATATCTTTAATGTATCTCCATCTATTCCAACTAGAACGATAAAGTGTCCACCCGTTGTAAACAATCCATTTCCACATGATACTATTACATAATGATTATTTCTTAATAACTCTACAGCTTTGTCTAAATAATATGTTTCTTCATATCCAATATCAAATTCGTCTGCTACAGCTCTAAAAGCACTAAAATATGTACCATTATTTGCACTTCTATATCCATGTTGTACAAACAAATCACACATAGTATCAGGTGTTATTGCTCCTTTTGTAGCTGTTACTACCATTGAAGCACATGTAGGACCACAAGCACTAGAACCTATTGTTTGGTTTGGATTGCCTACACTAGAATACATCTTGCTTGCCCATCTACTATCTAATTGTGAATAATATGTTAATCCAACATAGTCTCCTAATTCTACATTCCAAGTTTCTGCTTTTGCTCCTTCATAAGCTATTTCTCCTTGAAGTTGAAATCCTTCTGTTTCTTCTCCTTCTTGCTCATTTGATACAGCATTCTCTTGTTCTTCTGTTTGTTCTATTATTTCTGTAGATGGTAAAGATTCTATTTCTTCTTTACTCATTTCTCTTGTTGCTATATCTGTTACAGTGTCTGTAACTTTTTCTACTACATCTTTTTTTAGCTCCTTATCATCTATAAAAAATATTGCACTAAAAAATATCATAACCATAGCCACTATAACTGCTATGGTTATATTTCTATCTTGTTTTTTCATTTCAATGCCCCTTTCTTTTCTAATTCTTCCCATTTACTATGTACATATGAATTTCCTTTAAGGTTTGTATATTCTTCATATATTTCATAAGCTCTTTTAATTTGAATATCTGACTTTGGTTGTTTGTTTTCTATGTCAGATAGAAAATCTGTCAAATATGTTTTGTCATGTTCTTTTTGATTTTCCTTCATTTCTTTTTTTACTGCTTCTAACTCTTTTTTAAATTCTGCCTTTATACTTTCTAATGTCTCAATTTTTTTATTAGTTTGATTTGATATTAATGTATTAATAATAACTCCGTAGTACTGTTATTATTGCTACTATTATTGTGCTATCCACTATCCCACCTCCTCTATCTCTTTAACTTTCCACTTCTGTATTATCTTTTCTTTTTGTTCTTGATAGTAAGGTTCTAAGTACTGTGTTTCCATATTAAAAGCAGGTTCTTCCTCTATTTCTAAAGTCTTGTAACCTGCTTTTTTGAAATCTTCTTCTCGTGGATTTATTACTTGCTTATTATCATATTTAAGTATCTTTTTGTGATTTGCATATTTTACATTGTATTCATTTATATATTTTACTAACATATTAACTCTCCTTTTCTCCGTATAAGAAATCTCCTGTTCCGCTTGTTGTAGTAAAACTTTTTATTTACTTTGTCATACATACATGCTACGCCATTTTTGTCAAGAACTGGTATCATATCTCTAACTAATACATCATTATCATATATTTTACAATCATATATATTCATTTTATTTGACTTTGTAATAGTTCCGTGCTGTATTTATTCCAAAAAGTACTAGATTATAATCGCTTTGAAATTCTGTTGTAGATTTTGCTTGATATTCAACATTATCAAAAAATAATTTTCCTTTATCGATTTCAAAATAATGAATATCGTTATCATTATTTGTAATTGTTACTACTCTATTTAGTGCTTTTGAATAATCAAGTCTATAATAACCTAAGTTTGCTGTTTGTCTTTCCATTAACCCAGCAAAAGTTGAATTTCCGGCTGAAATCCTAGCACCAAAGACAAATGTAGTAATAAAGTAAGTTATTTTTGCTCTTACAATAATTCTTGTGTTGCTATTCGGTTTAAATTCAGTATCAATGTATTGCGTACCATTTGACGCCAAATATTTTAATTCTGTATATTCATCTTGCTTTTTCACAGACATCATTAATCTTCTTCTAAAACTAGGCATTTGCAACACCTACCAATATTCCTATATTGTTTACAATACTGCATTGATACGTCTTGTTTGCTTCTATAGACGGTGTTTCTAGCCATCTAATCGTGTTTGGCAATGTTAACGTTGTAGCTGTTGAAGCTGATACAAATTCAAACATAAACTCATTTAATTGCGTATTATCTGTTATTTCTGCTAATGTTAAATTTAACTCTGTTACTTCCCCGAATTTATAGAACTTATTTGGTTCTATTCCTTGTGTGGTCAATGTACTTTCTACTATTTCTACTGAATAATTTTCCCCATTAGTTCCATTTATACCATCCTTGCCATTAGTACCATCTTTTCCATTTTTTCCATCAATACCTTTTTCTCCTTGAATACCTTGTACTCCTTGCTCTCCTTGTGGTCCAATCGGTCCTTGGATTCCCTGAGGTCCAGTTTCTCCAATGTCTCCTTTTTCTCCTTGAGGTCCGGTATCTCCTTTTTCGCCTTTTAATTCTTCTTTGTGTCCTTTAACATATGTTTCAACTACATTTGGTACTTGATTATCAGCATATTCTTTAGCACTTTTTAGTATATCTTTGTCTTGATTATCAACGTATTCTTTATCTGCTGTTTCTTTAAAATTTGCACTTATTACGTTGTTTCCTATTGTTATATTTTTCCCTGCTTTCAATTTGTCCTGCTTATTGTTTAAAACATCTAAAATATCAGGGTAATCTTCTTCTATTGTAGATGTTGCATTTATTGAATCCAAGATATTCATATAGAATTTTTTTGATTTAAACACTGGTATTCCATTTTCTTTTTCATCTTCTGTTATTCTTAGTTGCAAATATATTATTGACGTATCTGAAAGTAAGCTTGGTTTTATTTCTACCTCATATGTTTCATTTACTTTATCCATTGGTATGTACTTTTTTGTTCCATCTTCTTTTTCAAATTCTAACCATGCTACTCCATTCTTAAAGTTCTCAAAATAGAATATTATTTTTCCCTGTAAGTTTTCTCCATCTATTCCAAGAACTTTATCATTAAAATATACCATACTATTGTCTGCTACTTTTATTTTCTTATCTTTCATATCATATCTTTTCCTTTCATATTAATCACAGGTTATTCAAATACTTTAACTGTTAAATCTGCACCCAAGTATTCTATGTTTCCTTTAGAACCACAACGGTTTTGCTAATTTCATTTATATTATCATTTTCCTTTTTATTTCTAATTTTTAGTGTAATAAACTGTAACATATACAAGTCCAGTTCTATTACCAGAATCATTGTTGTTAACTCTTACATTATTATTTTGTATAAATGCCCCTATACTTAAATTGCTATTAAAGTATATGTTACAAGGTACAAATTGACTTGCATCAGGATTAAATCCACCTTCCAATCCTATATATGTTACATTAGCAAGTCCTGTTGATGTAGTACTGCCTTGCCCCGGATCTGGCAATTGTCCACAATTTATTCTTTTTCCATATATTCTTTTTCCATCTATAGTTTTATTTGTTTCAAATTCTTCACCTGTTATTATATTTGTATCTATTCTATCTGCTAATTTTTTTCCTTGTCTAGCACTTAATGCATCTATTTCACTTTCACCTTCTAAGTTATCTACTACTGTTGCTATTATTCCAGCACTTTGTTTTGCTTTTATGATAAAGTTTGAAACTACATAAGGTTGCATATTGTTGTGAGCTTGTCCTCCACCAGCACTTTTCATTTTAACTTCAGTTGATTTTGAACTTCCAGAACCAAATTCCTGTGAGCCACCACCAGACATAAGAGCATAGTATGTGCCAGTAAAGGTGTGCATATGTGCAGGCATTTCGTTTACTGTCAATGTATGTGTCTTTTCTCCTCCTGTTTTTCCTAATGTATTGAAGTCTGTGTCGTTTTCATCTTTACCTACTGCTATATTTCCTTTTCTATTCGGCAAATTAAATGTTGTACTTCCATCACCTTCTCCATATCTTGTCCCTAGTACTTCAAATAATTTTGAATAATCTGTTCTACTTACTGCTTGTCCATCGCACAGCAACCAATTAATTGGAATTATATCGCTATTCCATTCCATTACTGCACCAATTGGCAATGTATCTCCACCTGCTTGCCCTGTTCCTACTTTTGAAGCAGGCACTTTTTTATTTACTCCATTTTGCACTATCATTATTAAATCTTCATCATTTACACTTTCCGCTTCTGCCATTTCACTAACTTTAATTCCCATTATGATTTTTCCTCCAATCTCTCTATTCTTTTTAATAAGTCTTGTATTGTTTTATCTTTTTCTATGTCTTTCTCTTGTAATTTCTGTATTTTTCTTTCACTTGCTAACTGCTTTAATATTAAGAACTGTGTATATTCTACAGTATAGTACAATTCTTTTTCATTTAATTTATATTGTATCTTTTGAAGTATTTCATAATTACTTGGATTTATATTATATTTTTTAAAACTTTTTTCCAAATCTTGTGCTATGATTCCAAAACTTATTAAACCATTTCTATTGTCTGCTTTAAATTGTTGAATTTTTAATTCATCTATTGCTTTCAAAAAATCATCATCAATTTCTTTAAAATCCTTTTTTAGTCTCTTATCTGAAATCCATCCAGCTTGAGTTCCATCTACATAAAAATATAACTGATTGCCTGACCACTGACAGTAATAAGAATTATTATCATTAACGCCAATCATAGGATACCCTGTCCATCCTGTATCACTAGTATTTCCCTCTTTGCCTACCCAAAATGGGCTTGCTATCCAAATAGTATTATCATACATAGAAAGAAATGTTTTGTTCACGTCTTTAAATTCAAGCCCATCTTCTGTTTTAAAGCAAAGAACCTCTCTGCTTACATCTCTAAATGAATTTCCCATCGCAATAGCTGTTTTACCGTCATTCCAAATTAATTCTCCATAATTTACAAAATTAAGTTGATTTATTACATTTATAATTTCTGTTGAAAGTTCTCCTTCTATGACTAATTTTCCGCCATATTCGCCACTCTCAGATCCATAAGAACCCACTAAATGAAAAATTGGTAAAAACTTTCCGTTCTTATCATTATATCCCCATGCCATGCTTTTTCCTTCATTTCCATTTTCCCAATCTACATCCATTACAAAAGCTAGTGTATCTTGTTCTTCTCCTCTCACAATCCCTATGTACCCTATTCTTTTATTTTCACTATTATAAAAATTTTCTCCATTCTGATTAAGGCTTACCAATATATTATTTTCTTTGTCATATATATTAAGTGTAGCTTTTCCTTCTATTCCCTCCATTTGTATATATTGTGATATTTGATTCCAAGCAACTCTAATATATTCTGCATTTTGCTCTAATTTGGTTCCTAATTCTAATTCCGTTAAAAATGCATCTGAATAATCATTTTTAGTTATATATTTAGCATAATATTTAATTCCCTGTATTTCCTTAATAAAATAATATGTACCTGACTCTTTTTGAGAAGGTAATACTATTTTATCTTTTAAAATTATTTCATTTTCTTTTTCTAACAAATACAGATTTCCTTCGTCATCTACTCCAATTCTTTTTATTATTTTTATAGTACCGTCTTGTTTTATTTCTAATGTATCGCAATACTCATTTCCTTCATATACAAAATTTCTTAAATAATCATCTAATGTAATTTTTAAAGCCTTTATGTATTGTATTTCATGCTTTATTAAAATTTGTTTATTGTCTTCTGTTAAAAGTTCATTTCCATCTTCCAAAAATAAGCTTATCGAGTCTCCATATCCTCTCTTGTTTTCGCTTGCACATATAGTTATGTCTTTTGTTTTAAACAATTCTGTATTGCCAAATATAATAAAATCTAGCAGATATCCTTCTCCTCCAGCAATATCGTCTATATATAAATTTTCAATTTGTTCTTTTTCTTTGGTAAAATCTTGTATATTTTCAACTTTTTGTGAAATGCCATCCACAGTTTGTTCTACTTGTGTTATCTTTTTCGAATATTCTGTCGTTTCTTCGACTAATTGCTCTATTTTGCCTTCTGCTTGGTTTATTCTACTTTGAACTAGTCTATTTATAACTTTTTGGCTTTCTTTTTTTACTGTTGTTTCTTCTTTCTGTTTTATTTGGATTTTGCTTGATATTTGTGCAATAAATCTTCCTTCTAATGACATTTCACCTTGGTAAATAACATTTTTACCATTTATAACTATTTTGTCTCCAATGTCTATAGCAGGGTCTATTATTACTTTTCCTTCAAATGTATTTACTGTCAAATCTTTTATTTTGTTGTAAATCTTTTGAACTTGGTCTTCGTCAACAATGTACATATTTTCTTGATTTATCCAAAGATTATTTCTTGTGTCATCTCCAAATTTAAAACTTCTTACCCCATCTTCATAAGATACTTTTGAAATTTTAAATTCTTCGCCCCATTTGTATTCTCCAAACATTTCAAGTGGAATTTCTGTTTCATCTTGACCAAATTCTCTAAAACATAATTTTCCTTTTCTATCAATACAAGCAAAACAACCAGCACTTTCAGCAATATAACTTAAATATTCTCTTGCAGTTACAGTATTATCATAAACAGATACCTTTTTATCTGAATTTAAAAAAGAAGTAGAACCTAATTCTACTCCTGCTTTATTACAAATATCTTGTGCAACTTCTAATAGTGTTGCTTCATTTTTTTTATCTATCAATTCTTTTCCATTATAATTAAATTCAAATTTAATCATATTGTCTAATGCCTTTATTGTTATTGTATTGTCATCATTATCTGTGTAATCATCTACATTATAAATTCCAATTGGTATCATTTCAAAACTACTATTATTACTACTTAAACTTTTAACGGGTATTCCATTTAATGTTCCTACCAACATTGCATTTACTTCTGTTACTGTTAATGAGTGACTTATCAATATTCCATATTCTACCTTGATTTTTGAAGGCATTAGAGGTATTTTATCTTTATATAGTTTCATTTCTATATATTGGCTTGGTGTGCCACCTAGGCAAAATTCCTCTTCAAATGCATTTCCTCCCTTTTTAAAATCAAGTATATAATCGGGATTTATTAGTACATCATCTATATAGATATTCATTGCACAAACTGGGTTTTCATATCTATTTTGTTTCCACTTTTTACTTGTTTCGTACATTAACTCAACCCCTTTGCTTTATTTACTGTTGCTTTTTGTTGTGCTGTTAATTCTTTTTGCATCAAATTAAAAGACACTTTCCATCTTGATTTGGAAGTGTCTTCATCTAATCCTGTTTTATGCATTTCGCTTGTTCTTTTGCTTACTCTGAATTTTGCGTTTTCTAACATACCACCTTGAACACTCGGGCATTTTACTGTGACTATCATCGGATTCTGGTATGTTGCCTGCAAAAGTTCTTCTGCCTCGTCTTCTGATAAGTAGTCCCATGACATTTCAAGCTTTAGCATTCCAATTGCAATTGGATTATCTATTAATGCTCCTGTTACTTTTGATGTATAACTATCATTGTCTGTATCTTCTATATTATCTTTATATGTAGATGGCGTTTTCATTAACTTACCATTTAATTTCCATAACATAATTTTACCCTCCTACTAAAGCTTCTATGTCTTTTCCCGTTCTTCTTTTCTTATCTCTTAAATTATCTAACAATATTTGTCCTAGTTTTTGATTTCCTACATTAATTGTTAAGTATATTGGTTTGTCATTATTGCTTCCACTATAATTAGATAATACATCCTCAAATGTATCACGCATAATATTTTGTGGTGTTACAATTTCTGGATTTGTTTTAGCTCCGGAATATTCACCAGCTATTACGGTCGTCGCTTCTGTTAAAACACCACCCTTTGCTAATCTTGGTAAACTCAATGTATTTATGCTTCCAACATAAACTCCTGGAATTAGATTAATAAGCCTAATTCCTCCATTAATTAATCTAATCGCACTATTTATGGTTCTTTCAATTAAAGATATAACGCCATTAATACCTGATTTAACAGCTCCAGATATTGCATTTCCTATACTTGTACCTAGGCTTGAGAACGTATTTCTTATTCTGCTCCATACTCCACTAAAGAAGCTTCCTATATTTGAAAAAATATTTTGAATTGAATTATATGCATTTTGAAAATTTTGTACTATTCCATTTTTTATATTACTTACTGCATTTCTTATATTGGATGTAATATTGTTCCATATGTTTGATGCTATATTTTTTATATTGTTAAAAATATTTGAAATATTATCTTTCACGCTATTAAATATACTAATTGCTGTCTGTTTTATATTTTCCCAAATTTGCTTTATACTATCTACTAGGCTAGATATTCCATCAAGTAGTCCTTGAATTATATATGTTCCTAATTCTGCCATGACTGTAGATGGTGAATGTATTCCAAACACATTTTTAAATCCTTCTATAAAAGGTGTAAAAATATGATCTATAATCCATTGTCCTAAATTTCCAAGAGCTTCAATTATTCCCTTGAAAATCCCCTCAACAACATTTCCTCCACATTCTTTTATTTTTTCACTGAAAAAATTTCCTGCTTCATCTATAGCTTCATTTATTTTTTCTCCTAAAATCATTCCTAAATTAACAAAGCTTGCAAAAGCACTTCCCAACATTTCAAACATTGCGTCTACAATTCCATTCCAATCTATGCTTTTACAAAAATCAATTAACCCTTGAACAATAAAACTCCAATCAAAATCCTTAAAAAATGTTGTAATACCATTTAAAGCTCCCTTAATACCTGTACTTATTGTATCTCCTAATGCTCCCCAATTTGTATTTTTAAAAAATCCATTGATTGCATTAGCAACAGCACTACCTAAACCTGACCAATTAAATGTATGAACAAATGATTGAGCAAGATAGATTGCAGTATTTATTCCTTGCGCTATAGTATTTCCGACTTGTCTCCAGTCTGTTGTTGCTATGAAACCATTTAAAAATTGTGCAATATTAGTTCCAATTTTTTTTGCTGTATTTTGTATTTTATCCCAAGGTATGCTATTCATTGCATCATTTAATTTTTCTCCAATTGTTACTCCAACTTTATACCAATCTCCATTTTTTATGGAATCTAGTATTGAATTAGGTGTATTATCTATTCCAGATAAATCAAAACTTGGAGCTATTGTTCCTCCGTTTCCGCTATCAGAGTTATCATTCGATTGTATATTATTTATTTCGCTATGTATATTTGATAAACTTTTTGTTTCGTTTTTTGCTTTTTTAGCACTTCCTGCCATACTTGCATACGAACTTGCACTTGCTTTAGCAAATATATTTACTCCTGTTAGTGCATAAGCTACACTTTGTATAGCTTTCATTAATTGATAAACTAAATTTGTCACAAATTGAATAACTGGTGCTAATGCACTTCCCATAGCATATTTCATATATTCAATGTTTGCACTTAACTGTTTAGCTCCTGCATTTTGACTTGATAACCATGTATTTGCACAACCACTTAAAACAGAATAAATGCTTCTTAATGAGAATAATGCCATAGCATATTTCATAACGTTTCCTATTCCTTGCCTTAATCCTGTCCCCATTCCTTTTATATTATTTGTAATATTTTGAGTTATTTTTGGTAGTCCTTTAAAACTATTTTTTATACTAGACATACTAGGTTTAACTTGTTCTATTTTTTGCTTAAATGCTTCAAAAAAACTACTCAATTTGTTTTGAGTAGTTGCTGTCTGAGATATTTGTTGTCTTAATTGTGACATTTTGCTCTTTGCTTCGCTAAGTTGCTTATTATAATATTGTATTTCTTTTACTAATACTTCTTCTTTATCGCTCAAATTAATATATTGTTTATTGTTTTCTAGCCTTTCAGGATTTACTTTATTCATTGGTTCATTAGCTATTTTATCTAACTTAGGTGTTATTATATCTAATTTTATTTTTCGGGCATTTATTTTTTCTTGTAAACTATCAATTTGCTTTTGTATCTGAGATATTTGTTTTTGTGCATCTTTATTATTAACTTTTATTGCAAGTTCATTATTTGCTGAGCTTTTTCTAATCTCTTGTAGTTTTTTCTTGATAAAGAAAACTGCCTGCTGTACTTTATTTTTCATCTCTTTTGTATTTATTTTTGAAAAAGCATTTTGTGTTTGATCCATCTGTTTTTTTATGGTTGGTACTATTTTTTGAAACTCTTTTAATGCTTCTTCTATTTTTGCAGTTACTATGATTTCTATCTCTTCTACCGTCATTAAAATCCCTCCTTCCTTATATTTTAACCAAAATAAAAACACATACTTTGTTTGTACTGTTTATCTTATTTCAGTACATAAGTATGTGTTTTCTTTTTGACTGTGATTTAAACATAGTATGGATTTGGCTTAAATAGTAATGATATAAAATCAATTATTAATCCTATTCCAAATAGTCCACATGTGCATAAATATACCACCCCTAACAAAATCTTACCTTCATAAAATTTATGAGCCCCTAGAAATCCTAAGAATATACATAGTAGTAATGCAACCCATTTGTTTTTTTGTCCACCTCTAGTCGAATTTATATTTCTGTTTACATTAGTATTTGTGTTGTTTACTATAACTTGTGGTTGTTCACTTTTTAATTGTTCTATTTGCCTTCCACATTTAGTACATATTATAGCATCTACCGGTATCTTCTCTCCGCAGTATTTACAAAATTTAGTTTCTATTTGTGTCTCCATAATAAAATCTCCTCCTATTAATTTTAATTATGGATAAAATTATATCATTTCAAGTTAAAAAAACATGTCGAATTTTGTCGAAAATATATATTTTTTATCATTTATCCCTTAAATAACATTCTTTGCTCTTCTAATGTTTGTTCTTTCTCTTCTATTTTAAATAATTCTTTATAATCATCTCTAATTAGAATAATTTTAGGATCTTTGCTCATACTATCTGCTCTTATAAGTTTATTAGTTACCGATTCTTGTAGATTAATTTCGCTTTTTAAGTTATCAATTATTTTTAAAAGATGAGTTTGGCAGTATATATTTATTTCTGAATATCTACTATTCCAAAATTCATGTGGTTTCATATCAAAATAATATGCCAATGATTCTATAGAATATATTAATTCTATTAAATTGTTAGCTTTTCTTATATTTTCAATAATATCATTTAATCCTTTTAAATTTGAGCCATTATTTCTTTTTCCACTACTCTGTTGGCTGCATTCTCTACTGCTTTTTCCAATAATTTGTCTGTATTCATTGTTAATAATGGATTTAATGTTATTTCTTTTAGTTCTTTCTTGTTCATTTTCTTTTTGAAAAAACCCTCATTATTCAATGCCTCTGCTATCTTTGCATATAATTCACTTATAGTTATTCCTTCTGCTCTACAATCATCCATAAAGTCATACACTTCACTTGATGATGTGAATATACTTTCACCGTTTTCATTTTCTGCTAATTTAAATATTATTTTTGACAATGCTTCTATATCTAATATAGAATATGCTTTTATAAATACTTCTTCAAAATTTTTGTTTTTTAGTAGATTAGCTATGTCTACTATTTTTCTTGTTTTTAGTACTAAATTAATTGTTTTATTTTTTGTTTCTATAATCATCTTTAATTCTCTCCTTTGCAAAAGAGAGAAGGCACAAGCCTTCTCCTAAATTAAAATTTTGTTGAATCTCCTTCAACTGGATATCCATCTGTTTCAACTGTTTTTGTTTCTTTGTAAACCCTCATAGTATCTTTTATGAAATCTCCATCGTTTATCTCTTGTCCTGCAATATCTACAGTACATTTAACAGTTTGAACCAATGGCTTAGTAGCAACTGATGCTGTTGATTCTGGATATTTTACGAATAAGTATATTGATGTATCTGCATCTGCTATAGCTTGAATAGCTTTATGTGTCTCTTGTATGAACATCATTTCTATATCAACTGTTTCCGCTTTTCTTTTTCCTTTAGCCATTCTTTCTTCTTCTAAATCTAAAGCACTATATGTTTGTCCCTCTTTTAGAGTTTTTAATTGTCCAATTTTTTGAACATAACCTATTTTTGTCTTTTCTCCTGTTAAAGTTGGTGCATATGATACCTCAGCTTTCATAGCAACTTGTGGTGTCGTTGCTTTTGGTGTTTCTCCTTCCATCTCTAATTCCTCCTTATTATCTTAAATTAAAAGAGGTTGTTATTGAATTATAACAAACCTCAAATGTTATTGTTATACCGTATTTTTGCAATATAGGATCATATACTGCAGGACTGGTATTCGTCCTTGTAAAATTAAGTTCTTGAAGTTTTTTATCAACTTTATCTATCATTTTCATTGCTTGGCGTTGCTTTTCATTCCAACAAGTTATTGATATTTGAAATGTAGAACGAATTGGAAATCCGTTTTCTGTTAGATTTACTGACTTTAAAGGTGTATGTAATTCCAATATAGGAAATTTACTTTCTGTATTTGGATTACTTAAAATTGGTTTGTTTTTATACAAATTTTCTAGCTTTTCATATACTAAATCGCTAAATTCTAATTCGCTTAAATCTTTCATTTTGTACACTCCTTTAACATTTCATTTAATCTTTTCTTCGCTATCTCCACATTTTCACTTCTACTTTCAAATCCTGCATCACCTATAAAATGATTAGCTTTTGAACCTACTGCCACATAAAATTGTTGTTTATTAATAGTTACTATTGGATAGCTCAACGACCTCCCCACTTTATTTACAGGGATATACCATTCTGTATATCCTGACTCAATAAAATGTTTTGTTTTTCCTATGTGCTCTTGTTCCGCATATTGTCCTGTTCCAAAATATTCAAACCATAAATATGATTGTCCATTTTCAGTCATAAATTTAGAAGGGTCAGCATAGACCCTTCCTTTTACTTCCTTTGTAGACATATCAATCATTTCAACTAATATGCCATTTTCGTTGTGACCTTTTTCCAATCTTATAGCATAACCTCTAATGTTTTCTAATATATCTTTCGAAATTACTCTTGCAGTTTGTGGTAATTTTTGAATTATAGCATTTATATTCTTGAAATTATGTTTCACTTTAAAATTACAATTAAAACTTATCATTCTTGCACCTTCTCACATATATATACATAAGTACTTCCAATTTTATTTTTGTCAGTTACTTTATATTGTGGTTTAAATTTCTCCACTTTTGAGATGTCATCAAATGATATTCCATCACCCTTTTTTATGTCGTATTCTTTTGTTGTTCTTGCTTTGTAAGTACTATAATCAATCTCACCAGTAGACTTTCTATCTAACTCGTTTACATCTTGTTGCATATTTAACCAAGCTATACCTTTATATTTCCATTTTTTATCTGGTTCTCCGTGGTCTTCTATTTTTTCATATTCTGATATATATACTTTTGTTAAATCTCGTAATAACACTATCTAATCCTCCTTAATCCAGACTTTATAATATTATTTCTTAATTCTTCTACAATATCTTTGTATGAACTTGATATACTACCCTCGTTTCTTGAAAGTAAGCCCTCTGCTCCTCTTGCAAGATATTCACTTCTTACTGCTTTTTTTATGTATGGAAATAACCTTTCATCATCTTTTTTTCTATTAGAATTATCACAGGCAATAGATGTTATATCATCTATTATATCCTGTAATACATCATCTGTATTTTTTTTATAGTTTGCTCCTAGGTTTTTCTTAATTTGCTCTAACATTCTATTGCCCCCCTTGTTTATTCTTGTGGTAAAAGAGCTAGTAAATCTTTCTTTTTAGTTATTCCATCAAAAGCAATTTCTTTTTCAGTTAGAATTGCTTTTATTTCTTCAACTGTTAGCTCTTTTTTAGTTTCTTTTTCTTCTTTATTTATTTTTAATCCTATAAATGTTGCCATCTTAGTACCTCCTATCCTTCGTATGAGCAGTATACACCAGCTAATTTATTTTCATATACATGTCCATATAAGTTATTGTTTCTGTATTTAAATACATTGTCATCTCCACTTTGGTCTTCATCTGGTGTAAAGTATTTTATGTATTGGTCCATAGCTGTAACAACTGCTGATTTTTCTACACATAAGAAGTTTATATCTTTTCCACCTTCTACTAATTCATAGTAATCTGATGTTGAAGGATTTCCTGATGGAGAACTTACTTTTGAATATGTTCCAGAAGATTCTGTATAATAATTTTTACCTGATACTACAGCTGTATCTTTTGACTTAATGTATGTGTCTTTTGCTTTTTGGTATCCATAATTTTCTTTTCCGTCGTTCAATGTTATTGCTGTATGCATTCTTGTTTGAGGAACTTCAATTATTGTTGCAAATCTCTCTAATACTTTTTTAGATTTAGTTGTGTCTAAATCATCTATCATTCCTTTTAATGTTGGTGTTATAAATAAAATTCTATTTTCTGTTGATACTTCATCTTCATCCATTTTGTTTGTGCAAGCTCTTAATGCTGATACAGCTCCAGCACCATCAGAAATTGTTTCTTTCTTTCTTGATATTCCATCTACTCCTGCTATTTTTGCAATTCTTGCTGCATCAGTCTCTGGAACAACTTTTGTTCTTACAAATTCTCCAGATAATCTTGCGAATGGCAATCCTAATGCTTCTTGATTGTCTAATCTGTCAATTCTTAAATCTTGACTTCTTTCTTTATCATATTTTACTGTTTCCCACTTAAAGCTTGTTGAACCTTTTGTGTATCCTGAATTTCTGTCAAAATCTCCTAAACCATCCATATCTAGTTTAGCTACTTTAATTTCTCCATTTAATCCTTTTTGTACTGTTGTTTCATCTCCATCTAATATAGATGTTTTTGCTTCGTTTTTATATACCTCGTCTAATTTAGGTAAATAAATTGTTGATAATTCAATATTATTCATTTTTTAATCCTCCTATTTAATTAATCCCATTGCCTTTCTTATTGCTTCATCAGCACTTGACTTATTACCAGATGGGTCTGGATTGTATGGTGGCTTTTCTTTTGACCACTCATTTACTGCTTTTTCTACAATTCTGTCTTGAATTGACTTTATAAGTTTTGTTTTTTCTTGTAACTGCTCTGCTGTCATACTTTCATAATCAAAAAGATTTAAGAACTCTGGGTCAAATGCTGTGTCTTGTGTTGTTGCTATTTTCAAAGCTTCATCTTTTAAATCTCTAGCATTTAATTTTTTTTGCATTGCCTCATAATCTTTTTGTTGTTTTTGCAATTGATATTGTAATTTTTCAGTTTCGTTCATTTGTGCTAGTCTTTCTGCTTCTGATTTTTCAGCATCATTTTTAGCTTTCCAACCTTCCTGTGCTGTTTGAATAGCCTTTTGAACTCTTCTGTCAAATTCTGCTTGATTCTTTCCATCCTTTAAGAAATCATCAAACGTTACAGGATTATTATTTGTTCCTGCATTCTGATTATTTGCTCCCGCTGGTTCATTATTTGCCCCAGTATTAGCATTGTTTGTATTATTATCTTGTCCTTCCATTTTCTACTCCTTTTGCCCCAGCCATTGCCTAAGCCCCAGCCATTGCGATTTATATTCTGTTGTTCTTTATAGCCTGCAACCAGTAAAAAAGGCATAAAAATAAGAGCTACGTCTAGCTCTTAAATTTTGGTATATAGGTTAGGATTTGCACCTAACATGAAAGTTTCTCTTCTCGGCTACATACTTCCTGCAGAAAGTTGATGTATTTTCAACCTAGCGTCTACTATTTCCCACCTTGTTGGTGTCTATTCCGCCACTATATACATATATAATTATAAAATATTAATAACTTATTTATTATTTTTGTTCTTTGCTTTCATATATCCATCATCAAACTATATTTAAATACCCATATAATGGGTCTAAACATTGTAATTATAGTAAATATAATCCAATACCAAGTTGGCATTTGCAATTTAATGCTTAATATTAAAACTAATAACCACATATTATTTTTCCTCCTTATCTTCATATATTGCCATATAATTTTTCTTTATATCAAAGTTAGTTATTTCATCTGGTGTTAATTTCGCATAAATTTCAATATTAGCAACAAATTTTAAATCATTTGTTATATCATCTGCCCTCTTTATGAGCTCTTGACCTATTGCTGTAATAGATTTCTTTACGTTTTCTTTTCCTGTTGGTATTAATGGTTCCTGCATATTTTCCGCCTTCCTTCCATAATAAAAACACCTACTTTTTAAAGTAAGTGCTAAAATTTTATTTTCATCATTTTATTGTAATATTTTTCCCATTCTTCATATTGTTCTATTATTTTTTTTGGTGTATTTTCTTTCCATCTCCAAGCATATAATTTATCTGAGTCACTAACTTCTTCCTGCCATTCTGTCCAAGGGTGTGTCATTGGCATCATACTATATCATTCCTTTCATAACATTAATGATTTCTTTACTTAATGTTCTTGCATTATTTTTATTTGTGTAATAATCTACAAAAGCCTCAGCAATAGTTTCGTTTGCATTATATTTTACTGCATGTGTTGATATTTCTCTTAATGATTTTCTTTTTTGCATTATATCATTTATCTTTAAATTTTCAAATGCTTCATTTACTATTTCTTGGGCTGTTATATTATTATTCCAGTCTGTTGCTAATGCATTTTGATTTATATATTTCTTTCTTAGTATCTCATTTAATGCCATGTGCCCCGCTTCATGTATTCCCATATCTTTGTATGAACTGTTTTGGGGATGATAATTTGTTTTTACATCATTTTCATACATTTTTTTAGCAATATCTTTGTCTTTAAAAGCATTAATATTTATTTCCATTATATAAGTACCATCTGTTTGAGGTCCTACATTTATTCCTGCTTTGTCTGACACATTAACTTCTTTTATTTGTTTTATCTTATCTCTTATCTGTGGAAAATCTTTGTATACTTTTTCCATATTATTTAATATGTTATATAAAGCCTTTTTATCTATATGTTTTATTTGTAATTTATTTATGTTATATTTTCTTATTTTATTTATATACACATTATCAAACAAATCATATTTTTTATCTTGTTCTAATTCAATACGCTTATTTTGTGTTAGATATGTTATACTGCTTCTGCAATAATGAAAATGATGCTGAATAGGCGGTAAATTTAAGCCTAATACCAATCCATTACATCTAATCCTTTGTACTATTAGTTCCTTTTGTGTCTCACCATAATATCTGTCAAATATGTTTTCTTTATTAATATAAAATTCTTTATTATTTAAGCTATCACACATTAAAGTTGTTTTATCATCCTCTACTGCAATAAATCTAACTTTTGAGTTATCTTCTGTTACTCCTTTTATTCCTTCTACTTTTGCTAAATTATTTAGTCCTATCATTTGTAGATCTACTGCACCTGATATTTTGTCATTATTTATATTAAGTTTTTGGTTATTTTGTCTATTTATTATTGCTTGAAACTCACTAGAATTAATTTCTAGGTCTTTTTGTTGTTGTATATTATAAATTGCTTGTTTATATATTTGTTGTGTATTATATTGTATTGTAGCTTCTATATATTGTTTCCAAGTTAGTCCACTATAATTGGGTTGGTCTAATAATGCAAGAAATAAAGCCATCGCTAATATTGATGGCTTTTTCTTTTTATTTACTTCTTGTTGGCCTTGTTCATAGTAATTATTAGCATCTTCATACATTATTTGTTTTTCTTGTTCTTCTAATTTGCTTTGTTCTTCTATGTATGCACTATAAATAAGCAATTCTAATATTTCACTATTCTTTACTCTTGTTCTTTTATAAATATTATTTGCTAATACACTAAAATAACCAATTAATAATTTTTGTTCTTTCCATTGCTCTATATATGTATTTATTCTTTTTTTAGTCTTATTGTCTGCTATATCATATATATTTTCTGATGTAAAGTTAAATGTATCAAATGATTCTTGTAATCTGTTTTGAGTTTGTTTTGATGTTTTATTGTATAGTTTTTTTAACTGTCTCATATAGTTGTCATGTACTTCCCACATATAAAACACCTCTATTCTAATGTTATTTTTACTTCACTTAATTTGCAATATTATTAGTTATTGAATTATTCTCTCTATTTTCAAAATGTATTTCATTATCAGAAATACTTAAATAAATAATTTTGTCATATATTTTATTTTCATATTCTACTTTTAATCCTTTAAGAATTTTGGGATTGTATGGTTCTATCATCATTTTCTTTTTCTTCCTTTCTCATCAAAATATTTTGTTTTTCATTATCTTGTTTCGATTTACTATTGTCCATTTTATTATTGGCTTCAATCTCTGTTGTATCTTGTCCTATTTTAGCCATATTTTCTAGATTTTTTTGAATGTTTTCTTGATTTTGTTTGTCTACTTTTTCTAATTCTGAATTGCTATCTAAGTCGTCTGGTAACATATCAATTATACTTGCATCACTTAACAAACCTCTTAATTTCAATGCTCTTGTTGTTTCTGTGTCTTTATCAGTTGGTAGATTTCTTTGTAAATCTATTTTTATACTTCTAAAATCATAAGATTTATGCTTTCTTTTATTAATTCTGTCAATGATTGTTTCCCATCTTCTTAATATTGCTTGTTTAAAATGTTTATCTGCTTCTGTTATCATTTGCTCTAATGCAAAGAATTTTCTATCTAATGCACTAGCATTATCTGCGTTTGTAAATCCTAAATCTGTTATGTTTGGTACTCCACTTATCATTGCTATTAAATCTATTAATGTCTTTTTATGATTTTCTAGTGCTGTATCTTGTACGCTTTTTTCAACCCAAGCAATATCTCCAGTATTGTCTGGAGTATAGAATACTTGCATTTTTAATAGTGCTTTGTCTTCTTCTTCTCTTGCCTTGCTGACTACTTGCTTAGGTTGTCCATTTTCATCTAATTCTGGTTCACCATTTTTATTAAGCTTTGTTGTCATTAAATCGTTTTGCGGTGTAAATCCTGTTATTTTTAGCTTTGCATCATCATTATATTGAAATGTATTTCTACTATTTTGTATTACTCTTTCATAGGCACAAATTAAAGAGACTACCAATTCAAAGCTTGATAGTCCCATTTCATTTTCTATTGCTATGCAAGGAAGCATGTTCCATTTGCCTTCTTCAAATCTTTCTTTATCTTCTTGTAATTTTTTATAATCAGTAGGAGTTGGCGAATAATATTTTTTACCATTTATTGTAGTTAATTCTACAATTGTTATGTCTGCATTGTCTTTGTCTTTTTCTGTCCATTTTCTTAATTGTCCTATCTGTTTTACTGGTGTTGAATAATCAAATATTCCTATAGTGTTTAAAGCACTTTGTTTTGTATATACTATTTCGTTTTCTTCATTTTCGTATAGTACTTCATAGCATCCTCTCATTCCAAAATATTCAAATGCCAAATCAAAAAATTCTGTTGAATCATCATTGTATTTACTTATATAATCTATTAATACTTTTAATTCTTCATCCTTGTTTGCATCTGTATTAAAGACTTTATTAAGCAATTTTTTGATTATATTTAATTTTGTTGGGTCTGATATTTTTTCAACATCATATACTGGTGCTTTTCCTGCAAAATATCCTGTTACCATTGAATTTATATAATTTTCAAATGCTACTTTTATTTTTTCATCATTTATACTTACTAGTTCAGAATTATCTGTCTTTCTTCTTATTCTTTCATATAGTTGTTTTCTTGCATTCCATTCTTTATCTGCTAACATTAATATTTGTGCTACACTATTTTCATTTTCTAATGTTTCTGGATTCCATTGTATCATTTTGTTTCCTCCTATATTGGTTTTATATAACCAAATTGTAATTTCTTTTGGTTTATGTATTTTTCTACTGCATATCTCATTGCATCCATCAGATGATTAAAATCATCTATTGGTCTATTTATTTTGTTACCAAACTTGTCCTCGTCCCAAGTATAATTACTTATTTCTGTTATAAAGTTTACACATCTAGGGTGAATTATTATTTCAAAATCTTGTATAAATTGAATACCATTATTTATACTGTCTTTTCCTTTTAGTGCTCCAGTAATATGTCTTAATCCTAATCCTCTTAATTCATCTATTGACTTTGGCTCTGCACTATCTGCTGTTATTCTTTCTTTTGAGTAGCCCATTTGATTTATTCTGTCATATATGGCTTTATTACTCATTCCTTTTTGATATATCTCATCATATATATAAATTTTTTTATTTTTTAAATCTATTGCACCGCAAAATAGTGCTGTTGGGTCGTTTGTATAACCAAAATCTAACCCAAAAGCACTATTTAAGTTTCTTATTGTATCTAATTCAAATTTTTCTTCTTTCCAATTTTCATATACTAATCCATCAACTATACCCCAGTTACCTAATCCAGCAACTTGATATCTTCTAGGATTATTCTTTTTCATTCTTTCAAATACTTTTTTATCTGCTTCATCTAGCCACTCGTTGCAAAGATAATTCGTTGTCATTGCTAATATATCATTATCTTTAACATCAAAAAATCTTTTCTTGATCCAGTGGTGTTCATTCCAAGGGTTTAATGTTATTGTTATTTGTTTAAATAGTCCCTTTGGAACTTCTCCGTCTTATACTTTCATCTATTACATCAAAATCAGA